CGGGAGATCGAGGCGGAGATCGCGAAACTCGATCAGAAAGGCGCTGCGGCGGCGCGCACTCCGGGCGCAATGCCTCCGGGAGGAATGGGCACCGAGCTCACAAAAGAGGCTGAAAAGGCAAATGAGCGCCTTCGTAAAGAGGTGATCCGGCTCACTAAAACCAAGCTCGAGCAGCTCGATATCTGGCGGCAGGAACAGCTCGCCATAAAGGGTGTTAATAGAGAGTATGTCGAGGCGATCTACAATATCAAGAGGGAGAAGATCGAGCGCGATGCCACGATGGATGCCCTCAAGAAGTGGGTCAAGCTCCAGGGGGATATCCGGAAGGGTTGGGAGATCTTCGATCGGGCGATCGGCGGAGGAGTCAAGCAGTCCGAGCAAGGTGCGGAAAAGATGATCGCGGTCTGGGACGACTTCACCAAAGACCTCCAATGGTCCTTGGAGGCAGGCTTCTTCGACCTCTTTAAGAACGGCATCAAGGATATGGAGGACGCCGTCAGGCAGTTTGCGGATAACATTTATGAGACCTTCGCGCGGGCCATTGCGAAGATGATCACCGAGTGGATTCTGTTCGGCAAGATCACCGGCCAGGGAACCGGAGGCGGCGGCATCATCGGCTGGATCGGGGGACTAATCAAGTCCTTCCAGCACGGGGGCTGGATCCCGGAGCCGGTCTACGGCGTGGGCCGAAGCGGCCGGCGTTACCTGTTCGGCGAGGAGGGCCCCGAGTACGTGAGCCCGGCACGGGCGGTGCGCCCCACGGTGCCGAACGTCACCATAAACATGGAGAACCAGACCGGGGCGCCGCTGCAGATCGAGGAGACCGGGTCCCGGCTCGATCCCGATAGTTTCATCATCAATATCGTCGTAAAGGACATTCACCAGGGCGGGCCGATCTATAAGACACTGGCGGGCATGAAATAATGGCGGGAACGTTCCCAAGCCTGAGCATCAATCCCGCGTACGTGTGGGACGAGGAGGCCGCGGCCGACCCGACGCTCCGGAGCAGATCCGAGGGGGGATACCAAAAGACCAGGCCGCGTCACACGCGGATCCCCATGAAGTGGACGATCGTTTACGATGCCCTTCCCGCGAGCGATAAGGACACGCTTCAGGGCCACGAGCACGAGAGGGGGGTTGGCTCCGCCTCGTTTACCTGGACCAACCCCATCGACAGCCAGCAGTACACCGTGCGCTTCGCCGCGCGCATCAAATACAAGCTCCTTCCCTATTTTATCAATAGCGGCCGCGCCTGGCGCGTGGAGTTCGATTTGGAGGAGGTCTAGTGCCGAAGACGCTGCCTTCGGGCATGATCCTGGAGAAAAACAAGCTCGCCACACCGAACCCGTGGGTGATTTTGCTCGATATCATCCTGAAGGAGGACGGGGTCACCCAGCAGACATTCCGGTTCACCAATAATAATGAAAACCTGACCTATAACTCCAACACATACGAGGCCTTCCCATTCACCATACAGCCCACCAAGCAGAGCACCCAGGGGGAGATCCCCACCATAACCCTGGCCGTGGCGAACGTCACCCAGGTGATCCAGCAGTGGATCGAGCAGCTCGAGGGAGGTGTCGGATCGCAGGTCACGGTCTACGTCGTGATGGTCGACGCCGCCACCAAGGCGGTCACGGGCGACGCCGAGCTGGAGTACACCTTTGATATTGTGGGGACGGAGTCCACGGCGGAGTGGCTTCTGTTCACGCTGGGAGCGTCGAATCCGATGCGCAAGGACGTCCCTCCCCACCGCTACGTTGCCAATCACTGCAACTGGGAGTTCAAGGGGCCGGAGTGCGCCTACAATGGCGCCGCGACCGAGTGCGAGCGGACCTGGGACGACTGCAAGAACCTGGGCAACTCCCACCGGTTCGGCGGGTTTCCGGGCCTGTCGCCGACGGGGGTGAGGATTGCGTGATTATGCTGATCTATGCCGATCTTCTGGGGTGCGAGTTCGAGTACAGGGCCGAGGGTCCCGATCGCTTCGATTGCTGGTCGCTCTGCCGGGAGGTCTACGCCCGCCTGGGCAGGCCGTTTCCTCCCTATCGCCCTCCCCTGATAGAGGATAAAGCCGTCATTGGCGCTGAAATCGAGCGCGCCAAGCAGGAATTCACGAGGCTCGACGGCCCGGAGCCCCATTGTTTTGTTACCTTCAGGATGTTCCCTCCATATGTCACGCACATCGGCGTGGTGATGGAGGATTGCACGACCTTTTTGCACGTCATGCCCCTGAGCAGGGTCAGCCGCGAGCGGCTGGACCACGTCATCTGGCGCAATAAGATCGACGGGTACTATCGATGGGAACCCCGAAAAACATAAATCCGCATAGGCTCATTGAGCCGGCCGAGGAGCTGCACATCGTCCGGCTCCACAACCCCCTGGACAGGACCCGCAGAGATATCGACGTCGTCAAGTACCGCGACCAGACGCTTCTCGATTTGAAGCGCGAATACTTCCCCGACGAAGTCGATGTCACCGTCGCCGTCAACGGACAGCTCGTGCCCTTTCACCAGCTGCCGTCGATCAGGCCGGCAGACGGCGACGAGATCCTCCTGGTCCCCGAGCTGGGTAAGGGCGACACCGGGAAGCATATCCTCAGGGCGGTGCTGATGATCGTGGTCGCCATCGTCGCGTGGTACGCCATTCCCGCGCTGATCGGCACATATGCGACGTTTTATATTTCCGATTTCGCCCTCAACGTAATCAGCATGGGGGTGAGCGTTGCCGGGGCCATGCTCGTCAACGCCCTGATCCCGCCGACGACCCCCAGGATGCAGGGCCAGCTGCTGGACGACCGCTACACGGGTCCGATTTACGGGTGGGTCCCCCACACCACCCAGCGGCAGGGGCTTCCCATTCCCAAGATCTACGGCACGAACAAACTCTACGGGAACATCATCCAATCGAATATCGCCGTCTATACGCGCTCGCAGTGGCTTTATTTGCTGGTCGGGCTCGGCATGGGGCCCCTGGACAACATCTGCGACGTGAAGATCAACAGAAACCCGGCTCATAACTACTCGAACATCTACATCGAAGAGCGCCTGGGGGGTCTGGATCAGGAGGTCATCGAGGCGTTCAACACGGTCAAGAGCCTCGAGTCGGTCGGCCAGACGGTCAATTACGGCAGCCCGGTTACGTATCAGACCACGGCCTCCAACTTCGACCAGCTCGAGATCCGGGTGGATTTCCCGGCGGGCATCTGGTGGACCCCGCCCTTTACCGGCGTGATTTGGTGGCACAAGATCGGGGTGAAAATAGAGTACAAGATGGCCGGCGCGGGCACGTACACGGTTTTATATGACGGGCACATATCGGACTACAAGACCAAGGCCATGAGCGTGACCTGGCGCACGCCGTACATCCCGAGCGGCTCCAAGTACGACGTCCGGGTCACCAAGACGACTCCGAACATGGACGCGACCTACTTTGGCGACATTGTCACCTTTGTCACGGTCACGACGGTCCAGGCCCAGGACCTCCAGTATCCGCGCCTGGCCCTGGTCGGGCTCAGTGCCCTGGCCACGGACCAGATCAGCGGAAGGGTCAGCTTTTCGTGCGTGACCGACGGCCAGTACGTGAGGCGGTGGACCGGATCCGCGTGGGTAATCGAGCAGTGCAACAACCCTGCCTGGGTGGCCTACGACCTTCTGACACTGCCGGTTTTTGACGGCGGCTTCAAGGCCCGGATCGACGACTGCGGTGACAATGACCCCGTGAGCGGCTGGAACAACGGCCTCACGGGCGACGCCCTGGCCCCGGTGGAAAACACCAACATCGACTACGTCAAGCAGGGCTCAAAGTCGATGAAACTGGGCGTGGACGCCTCCAAGTCCGGCTCCGATTCGGCCTGGTGGGAGAACGTCGGCCCCTGGGACCTGTCGAGCTACACGAGCTACGAGCTCTACGTCTGGGTGTACTTCTCGAGCGTCGCTTATCTCTATCCCACTGGGGCGGCTTTTACCATCTGGATCGGGAACGATTCCTCCAACGTCTACAAGTGGAATTGGGCCAAGAGCGAGCTTGTGGCCGGCTGGAACCTGTTGAAGCTCGACCTCGACAGCCCCGACCAGAGCGTCGGCACTCTCACTTGGACGAATCTCACCTACAACTGGATTGGCGTCCACGGGCAGACGGGCAATACCGAGGACTTCGATATCTACGTGGACGATATTAAGGTCATGGAGGCGTTCTCGGTCAACCGCTATGACGGGCTCGACCCCAGCCGGGTGGACCACGTGAAATTCAAGGAGCTCGCCGATTACTGCGACGAGATGCTGGACGACGGCAACGGCGGGACCGAGAAGCGGGTGGCCTTCAACGGCGTTTTCGACACCAATTACAGCATGTGGGAGGCGGTGCTGCATGTCCTCAAGATCGCGCGGGCGGTCCCGCTGTGGAACGGCAACGTCGTGACCCTCGCAATAGAGAAGCCATCGGACGCGGTGCAGCTCTTCTCCATCGGCAACATCACCAAGGACAAGTTTAAAGAAACCTTCTTGAGCCTCAACGACCGCGCCAGCGAGATCGAGGTGGATTTCCTCAACGCGGAGAATGACTGGCAGCGCGAGCGCTATTCGCTCTTCAACAGCGACATCCCGAACCGGTCCCATAAGGTCTCCATACCGCTGTTCGGCGTCACCAAGCCCTCGGAGGCCTGGCGGTTCGCCAAGTACGCCCTCGCCTATAACAAGTACATCACGCGGACCATCGAATTCGAGGTCGACCTGGAGGCCATCGCCTGCACCATCGGCGACGTCATCAGGGTACAGCACGACGTTCCCCTCTGGGGGGAGGGGGGACGCGTCGTTGCGGCCACATCTACCACCGTTGATCTAGACAAGAACGTCGAGTGGGACGGTGTCAAGACGTGGAAGATCATGGTGCGCAAAAACGACGATACGGTCGAGGAAAAGACCGTAACCGGCGAGACCGTGCTGGGCGACGGCACATCACGGCTCACCATATCGGGCACCTGGACGAGCACCCCCAATGAGCACGACGTCTGGGCCTACGGGGAATCGGGGAAGGTCGTTAAGGAAGTCCGCATCGTGGGCATGCAGGTTACCCAGGAGCAGCGCTGCCAGCTCAAGACGGTCGAGTATAACTCCACCCTTTACAACGTCGATTCCGGAACGCCGGTGCTCCCCACGCCCATCCCAACCCCCGTCCCGTCCGTATCATCCGTGCAAAACCTCGCCCTCAGCGAGTCGATCGGTATCGATCCGGTTACCCAGAACGCGGTCCGCCACATCGAGGTGGGCTACGACATACCCGATTCGAGCTACTGGAAAGCCGCGCGGATCTGGTACCGCTGGGGAGGCTTTCGTCAGCGCCTGGACGACTGTGGCGACCACAATCCCGCGTCCGATTGGACGGTTGAAAGCGGGACCGACGCGCTGGCGCCGGTCAAGGACGGCACCACGAAACATCAGGGAGCCTGCTCCCTGAAGCTGGGCGTCGATGCAAGCCTGGGCGGGGGAGATACGGCCCAGTGGAACTCCACCAAGAACCTCGGCACGCTCGAGGATTACCAGAACAACCACCTCTATATCTGGCTGCATCTCTCGACGCTCGATTATCTCAGGGTCGCATCCCCGGCCATCCGTATCAGCCTGGGCAATGACGGATCGAATTTCTGGAAGTACGATGTTGCCAAGAGCGAGCTGAGCGTGGGCTGGAACCTGCTCAAGCTCGATCTGGCCAACCCGGACCAGACCACGGGATCCCCATCCTGGTCGAGCGATATCGCCCTCCGCGCGATTACGCTTTATTGTGTGACCGGCAACACGAACGACTTCGACGCCTACATGGACGACTGGAAGATCTGGGATGAGGATATTGCCTCCAACGCCAGGTGGGAATATGTGGGCGAGACAAACGACGACACCTTTCTGATCCGCAACGTCATGCCCGATATGTACTACGAGGTTAAGGTCCAATCGGTCGGGCACGAGCAGATCACGGAGGCCTTTGAGACGGCGCCGAGCGCATCGATCACCACGTCCACGTATAACCCCGATATCGATCTGCCTCCGGCGGTAACGGGCCTGCAGGTCAAGGGCGGCGGGACGACCTTCGGGGGGCGGGATTGCCAGGTAGAGTGGACGCCCGCCATATGGACCGCCTTAAAAGATTACGTGATCGAGGTCTACGACAGCGACGACACGTACCGCCGGACCGAGTACCGGGTCGATCCATTCTACAACTACACCGAGCAGAAGAACAACGAGGACCACAACGGGACGCTGGTCCGCGACGTCAAATTTAAGGTGTACTCGCGCGACATCTTCAACCGCCTTTCTGGCACCGCAGCGACCATGACGGCCGGCAACACCGCGCCAGATATGAGCAGCTTTACCCCCGCAGTGACTGGCATCTATAACGGCCTAAAGATTGACTGGTCGCAGCTCTCGATCTCCGACATCGACCTGGACAAATTCGAGATCTACTGCGACCAGAACAACCCGCCCACCACCCTCGTAGGAACGGTTGCGGCCGGGGTAGACGTCTTTTACGTCATGGATTTGGACGCCGACAAGACCTACTACGCCCGGGTGAAGCCCTTCGACCTCTTCGGCGCCGGCACGCAGTCGCTCGTCGGAAGCGACAGCCCCGAGGAGATCCCCGCCGTAAACCTGGAGGAGGAGCTCCGCGGCAACCTCAAGATGAGCGACGCCGACTCCAATTCGGAGGCGACGCTGGCGAAGCTGTACGACGGCAATAAGACGAGCGATGGCGTCAGCTATACGGCCTCGGGGTGGACCAAGTGGGTCCAGTACCGTTTTCCCGTCGAATACATCGTTGACCAGGTCGTGCTCTGGCCGTCGGTGGCCATCAGCTGTTACATTGCCTATTCCGACGACGGGCAGACGTGGAATTACCTCAAGGCCGAGGCGGATCATACCCTGGACGCGGATGGGAAGCTCCTGGTCGCCTCGAATGAGGCCGACGCCCAGACCAATTACTGGACGACCAACGCCGGGAAGTCAAAAGCCGTCTTCCCCAACGGTATCACGGGCCGCTATTTCCGGCTCTATATCGGGACGACCCATACGCTTTACGAGCTGATTTTTTACCGTGAGGTCGTCGCCGAGATGATCGCCGCGGATACCATCACGGCCAACGAAATCAATGGCGGCGATTTTGGTGTGCTGACTCTTAGCGGGGGCAAGATTCTGATTAAATCCGAGGAGGGATTAGCTACCGAAGCGGCGGTTGGTTCAGAGAAAGTTACCAATGGGGGATTCGGTTCGGATACGAGTGGCTGGAGCGCCGGCAACGGCGCAACACTTGCATCCGTGGCCGGCGGGCAATCGGGGAATTGCCTCCAAATCACCGAAAACGGCACTGCCAATCCGTATGCTTACCAGGCGATCGGCGTTACGGCCGGCATAAATTACCAGTTCTCATACTACCGCAAGAAAAACGATGCTGCAAAGTATCGCGTCAAGATCTGGGACGTCCAGCACTCTCAGGCGATCTGGGATACAGGGGAAAAGGGGTGGACGACCTCCTGGGTTCAGATCTCCTGCCATTTCGTCCCGCCGTCCGGCTGTACGTCCATTGAAATACGGCTCGAGCTTGTTGCGGGGGCTGCCTCGGGGGATTCGGGATACTTCGACACCGTTACCATGAAGCCTCTGGGCGGCAACATATTCCTCGACACCGGCTGCGACCTCATACTAAAGGGGAGCAGGACGAACCCCGGGGCAATCCGATTTCATACGGATGGGCTCAATATCAACGTGGGTGCGGGCGAACAATCCGTGCTAGACTTTTGGCCCGACCATGAGGGTGAAGGCGTGGTGTTTATCGGTCACGAGCTGGGGTCTTACAAGCGCTTTCGATCCATATATCTCGCCGCTACGAGCTTCGTCGTTTCCTCTTGTGAAGAGGATAGCACCCATTACATTGAGGAGACCCTAGACTATGACAACGCGGGCACCCACTATTCGAAATGGAACATCGCCGGAAGAATTGGGTCAAAGATAGCCGGCGTTTATTTTGAAATCGACGGGTCGACCAGTGCGGCACAGTTACGCACCTCAGTGGATGAAATCGTTCCCACAGTCACTGGTGCTGTAGACCTTGGCACGAGCAGCCTTAAATTCGGGACCCTTTACGTCGGCACGGTCAATGCCGACAGTATTCCCCTGCCGGCCAACAGCGTGACGCCGACGGAGCTCAAATTCACCCAGGCATCCTATTATATAAATTCGCTGGCACCGGGGGCGACGGCTGATTTTACCGTCAACCAGCATGCCCACAATATTTACGGGCACAGCGTCACCTACGCGGCTCCGTTTACCGTTCAGTACCTCATTGACAAGGTGGGATCCCCCGCCAACCATAGGGCAAGGGTAAAAAACGAGCATGCCTTTGCCTCCCGGAGCGGCTATGCATTCTGGGATTACCACAGCTCTTCTCAGCCACAAGAGGTGTGGATCGAGTTTGTTGGCGGCTGGATTAAGCAGCTCTGGAAAGGCGAGCCCGAAGGCCCGCAGCCTCCGATCTCACCTATACGCGGAGGGCAAATTATAATGCTGAGCCATCAGGAGATCATTCCCATCATGCGGACCAAGAAACGCTACGCGGGCTATTCTGCCAAGCAAATAAAAGACCAGGGCCTCTATACGAAATTGCGTGCTGATGAGATTATGGGCACGCTGAAGAGGCCCCTGATCGCCAAAATAAAGACCCTGAAGGAGGTGAGGGAATGACCACAAAAAAAGAACCCGGACCAGGGATTGAAGACAGCGGCCCACAAATAACGCTGAGCATCGATATCAATCAGGTAAAGGAGATGCTAGGCGAAAAGGACATGACGATCCTTAAGCTCCGGTCGATCAATAGCACCCTTGGGGCCCAGCTCGAAGAGGCCCTTTCGACGATCGAAATCCTCAAAAAAGACATCGAGAAACTCCAGCAAAATAACGCCCGAAAACTCCCCAAAAGCTGAAAATTTCCCCGTTTTGACCCTGTATTTTGTCGCAGAATTCGTTAGCATGTCGCATTTTCTGTTTCAATTTGTCGCAGTTTCTATTTCACCTGACAGGTTGAAAGGAGGATGGGCAGTTCGGGTTTGCCCTGGCTTATTCCATCGATGATGGGCAGCGCTCCCAGCACCTCACCCACCGATGCGGCGTGTATCCAGAGGGGATTTTGATTCCCCACCATGTTGGATATACTCTTGTACGAGAAGCCCAGTCTT